TTGTATTCCAGATTCGAAAGTGTAATCAATTGCACCGGTGCCTGAAGAACCAGTATATCCTATATTACCTTTTGATCCAACATAACCTACAGAACCAATTGATCCAACATAACCAACTGATCCTGCAAATCCAATCGATCCTGTAAATCCTAATGATCCGGTATAACCTTTAGAACCTACATAACCAACTGAACCAATAAATCCAACTGAACCAGTGTATCCTAATGATCCGGCGTAACCAATACCCAATGAACCAGTATAACCTAATCCACCCGAACCAGTATAACCATATGGTCCTCTTGGTCCTTCCGCAAGTCCTACCCAAGTTTTTTCACTATCATAATAAATGTTTAAAATACCATTATCAGTATCCCACCACAATTCGCCAGGAATTCTTTCTGAAACAGAAGGAGCAAATGGTGAAACATATGCTTGTGCAATACCAGCTGCACCAGCTGAACCTTGATATCCAACTGAACCACTATAACCAGAAGAACCAATATAGCCAGTGCTTCCAAAATATCTAACTTCAATACTAGAATTTTTAGTTGGCAATGCATTCAAAATAAGAGTATTATTATTTTGAATAGTATAGTCATCATCTGGAATAAGAACAGAGCCATTAAGCATAACAAATATTGATTGAGTAGTTTCAACATTTGTGTTTAACGAATAGTTTTTAATTATACCATCAGCTGTAAATACTTGCTTTGCTTTTGGTGATCCAGCTGGACCTTGTGATCCAGCATAACCTGTTCCTATTGATCCAACATATCCAACTGAACCAGTATATCCTTGTGGACCACCAGGGTCTCCAGTTGCACCTTTTGATCCTTGATAACCTACAGAGCCTTGATAACCTTCCGAACCTTTATATCCAGATGATCCCTGATAACCTTCTGAACCTTTATAACCAGATGATCCTTGATATCCCGTTGCATCAGCAAAATATCTTATTTCAATTGTAGAACCATTAAAAGGTGTAGAATTTAAAGATAATTGTGTTCCGCCATTTATTATTGTATAATCATCATCTGGAACAGCACCAAGACCATTAATAAAAACAAATATCGATTTAGTATTATCTATTTTTTTATTTAAATTGAATATATGATCTGTACCATTTACAGTTATTACTTGATTTTCTTTTGGATATCCAATTGGACCTTGTGAACCTGTATAACCATTAGGTGGTCCCATTGGACCCATGGAACCAGTATAACCAATAGAACCTTGATAACCAATTGATCCGACAAATCCTACCGAACCAACAAATCCAGATGAACCGACATAGCTAACTCCAGCTGAACCTTGATATCCAACAGACCCATAATAACCTGTTGAACCAATATATCCAGCCGATTGAAATATTCTAATTTCAACAGTAGAAGTACTATATGGTGGTGTTGTTATATTAACTTTTGTACCACCGACAATTGTATAATCTGTATTAGGAATAAGAACAAGACCATTGACCATAACAAAAACATTTGTTGCTTCTGTAATAGTTTCACCAGTATCAAATAATGTGTCAGTACCATTAGCAGTAAACAATTTTGTTATTTTTGGTGCGCCAGATGGTCCTATTGAACCAGTATATCCTGCACCAGTAGAACCAGTATAACCTATCGAACCTACATATCCTCTTTCACCACCTGGTGGTCCTTGTACACCAACAGAACCACTATATCCAACAATACCAGATGAACCTTGATAACCAATTGATCCTATAGAACCTTGATATCCTACTGATCCTACAAATCCAACTGATCCTTGATAACTTGGTGCAGGCCCAAAATATTTAATTTCGAGACTTAAATTTGGATAAATTTGTGAGTAAAATGTTAATTGGTTTCCACCTAAAATATCATAATCTACATTTGGAATTTGTACAAGACCGCCTAATGATACAAGAATATTAGAAGGATTTAAAACATATTCATTTAAAATATAAACAGAACCATTGTCTGTTGTTATTACTTGACTTGATCTTGGTGCTGCAGCCTCTCCCTTAGAACCAGAATAACCAATACCTATCGAACCAGTATAACCGAAACCTGCAGAACCAGTATAACCTTTTTCACCACCAGGAGTTCCAGCTGGACCTTGTTCACCAGTCGAACCTTGATAACCTACTTGTCCTTGAACACCATCAAGACCCTGTAATCCTTCTGCACCATCTAATCCTTGAGAACCCTGATAACCTACAGAACCTTGATATCCAACATCAGTTGTGTTAATATAACGTATTTCTATATCAGAACCAAGAAATGGAGCAACTGCAAAAGAAACATCATAATATTCAGCTTGATAGTCAACGCCAGGGGCTTGAAGAAACCCGTTGACAAATACTAAAAGATTGGTAGAATTGATATCACGTATTCCTGTATTGAAACGTGTAGTTTCTCCATCACCCACAAATTCTATATGACGTATTTCTAATGACATATCGTTCCCATTTTTTGAACATAAATATACACATGATCCCTTTATTTATGAAACCGTGAGGTAGTTATGAAATATCCTTCTATTGCAATCCTTGATCTTATTGGTCTAGTTTATGATGGAACAACTCTTTCCAAAAAAGGATTGGGTGGTTCTGAATCAGCTGTAATTCTTATGTCAAAAGAATTAGCAAACCTTGGTTTTCCTGTTACAGTCTTTAATGCTTGTGATGTGGATGATGCCAAGTCTGGTGTCTATGCTGGTGTGACATATCGCCCTGTTGAAAGTATTAGACCAGACGAAAACTTTGATATTATTATTGCTTCTAGAACTGTTGTTCCTTTTGTTCCAGAGCACTACTATGAAGCTTACAATCACGCAACAAGATTTCCTTGTAAATTGTTTGAAGGTATTCGTAAAAATGCAAAGATGAAAATTCTTTGGATGCATGATACATTCTGTAATGGTGATCAGAATGTAGAAGACCTTGCAGTACAAGGATATATCGACAAGATTTTCACACTCAGTGATTTTCATACATCATATGTTGGAAATTGTGATCATGGCAATCGTAGAAACTTTGAAGTTCTTAAGAATAAAATTTTTCAGACCAGAAATGGTATGGTGAAGTATTTTGATGAAGTAAACATCGCAGACAAAGACCCCAATCTTTTTGTTTATAATGCATCCCTAACCAAGGGAATGATTCCTCTTATTGATAGAATTTGGCCTGCTGTCAAGCAACATGCTCCAAACGCAAAGCTTAAAGTCATTGGTGGATTTTATCAGTTTCGTTCAGATGCGCCTTTGGATGATCAGGGAAAGAAGTGGCAAGTAATTTCCAAAGACCCAAAGTATAAGCAGATTGATATTGAATTTACTGGTATTATTTCTCAGAAGGAAATTGCTGAGACATTATCTAAAGCTTCTTTCTTTATTTTCCCCGGTGCTTTTCCTGAAACATTTGGCATCTCTACACTAGAAGCATTAGCTTATAATGTACCTATCCTTGCTACTCGTTTTGGTGCATTGGAAGAAACAGCTATCGAAAATTCATCTTATTTTATTGATTATGCTATTGAGCCAAATGGTCTTTTCCCAAATATCAATACAGATGTACAGGTACATCGCTTTGTCGAAATGACTTTGAATGCATATCATAACAGATATTTGCATCAGCAAAAGCAATATCATTGTAACATCATCAAGGATGTATGCACATGGGACACTGTTGCTCTTCAGTGGAAGCAGTTGTTCTTTCGAACCTTTAAGCTTTACTTACCAGTTGACGAATACCGAAAAGTTACATATATCAATGATAAAGTTCATCGTGTATTTGGTCGTAGGTTCAGTAACAATGTTGAATGGAATACTCGCAAGGAAGGAAATGAACAAAGAATTGTTATTGTAAGTCCTCTTTATAACAGCAAAGATTATATCGAAAATATGATTGATTCTGTTGCTACACAGGATTATGATAACTATAGACATATTATTATTGATGATTGCTCTACAGACAATTCTTATGAAGAAATTCGTAGATGCATTTCTAAATATCCTGTTGAGTTGCAACTCAAGTTTTATGTCGTAAAAAATCTTGAAAATAAAGGCGCAGTTCGTAATCAAATAGAAGCTTTCAAGCACATTGAAAGTGATGATATTGTTATGTTGCTTGATGGTGATGATGCACTCATGCCTGATAACAACATTTTCAACTATTACAATAGCCTTTTCGCAAACGAGAAGACAGAATATGCGTATGGTAGTTGCTGGTCGATGGCTGATAACATTCCATTGATTGCACAACCATATCCATCACATATTCGAAAGCTCAGAGCATACCGTCTACACAAGTTTAATTGGGGTATGCCATATCCTCATCTTAGAGTATTCAGAAAGAAGCTTGTTGAGGCTGTCGATGAATCTGTCTTTAAAGATGAAGATGGTAACTGGTTCAAAGCTGGTGGAGACAATGCAACATTCTATAATATCATTGAGCAAGCTGACCCAAACAAGGTTGTTGCTGTCCAAGATATTTTCTATATGTACAATGATAAGAACCCACTAAATGATTATAAAGTTCATGGTGAACTTCAAAATAAAAACGCAGAAAAAATTACAACTAAACAAAGTGAAAAGAAGGTGAGTGATGATATGGTTGATCGTGTAACAAATTTTACTGATTGGTTGAAGAATAAAAAGGTAGAAGAAGCTCCTTTTGTACAAGATAACATGCCAAAGGTCGAAACTATGGGTGAGTTGTTGGAAAGAACTGGTATTGCTGCTAATGTTTTAGATTCAGAAAGAAAAAAGCGTGTTCTTATCGCTATTCCTACTGCAAAGAATATTGAGCCAACAACTTTCAAGGCGATCTATGATCAGATTTTGCCTCCTAATGTAGAAGCTGATTTTCAATTCTTTTATGGATACAATGTCGATCAGGTTCGTAATCTGAT